GATATAATCGGCTTTATTTCTGAACTAAAAATAGTTGTATACTTCATAATATTTTAATTTAAGTTGTCTATCCACTTTTGAGCATCTGCCCTAAGCTCTTTGTCTGTTTGTAGATATAAATCGTCGGCGCTATTGAATTCATAATTCTCTAAGCCATATTTTTTAATTTCTCTCTCTGCTTCTTTAATCTCTTCCATAGAAGGTTCAAAATGATCAGAGTCATCTATATAGCCAGCGCTAGAAGAATTTAGAAACATATTAACTTTTGCTAAAGCCCAAGAAGAACTAAGGGAATGAGTTAAAGCGTTCGTAAAAGCCATCTTCAACGTATCTAAGGTTATATTCTTATCGTTAGATAGATTATGCTTTTCCATCTTATTTTGTAGAGCTTTTGCTAGCTTTGAAGAGAACTCTATAGCCTCGTCTTCCCTATTTAAGGGTTCGGCTTGTCCAGTACAATAAAACTCTACGTCTAAATGATTCATTCGGCCTAAAATATTATACACCTATTTTTAAAAATTTTAAAAAAAATAAAACAAAAACCCCCAAGTGAATTGGGGGTTTTCTATAAATAACAGAACTAACTAAGTGGACTAGAACGGTCCATCTCCACCTTCAGTAGCTAAATCGTTAGAAATATCTGGTAATGCCGCAGTGGCTCCAGCAGTTAGCATACCTGACTGTTTATAACCGAATGTTACGCTATAACTCCTTGAATAAGTATTGACTACTCCAGAAATACCAGTTACTTTACTATTGTTTAAAGTTAGGTCTCCTCTTGAAATAGTCATGCTAGAAAGACCGCTTCCTTGCTTAACGCCCGAGTCGTAAGCAACATAAGCGCTATCGAGAACAGCGTTTACAAACTTCTGAGCTCCTCCGTCTTTTTCTGCTATACCGGCAGAAGGTCCTGTAATTTGAAAATCTCCACTTGTTAAAGAGTAATTTTTCTCTGCGGGGTCGCCAATTTGGTTTAACCCATCTGAAGTGCCTTGACCTAAATCTAAAGCCCCGTGTCCGATTGGAATGACTATTCCTGTTATCCCTGTGTCTACATCTGCTGCGCTTTGTGGGGTTGTAGTACCAGCTAGGTACTTTATCTTTCCCGCTGCTGTAGGGTCAGTCAAGTACGTTAGCTTACTTCCTTTTTGCGTGTTTAAATTGAATACTGTGTCTTTTGATGCCATAATAAATTTCTCCTGTTATTTATATTCGATATTACATTAGTTTTTCCTATTTTGGAAATATTTTTTTAAGAGGTTTCTTCTAAATCCCCGAGCTTCATTAGTTCTTTCAATTTGTCGCTAGGAGTTGAAATGCCGCCAATAATAGTGAATACAGTCAAATTATTTTTGTCTCCACTATATATTCCTCTATGTACTACACTTCCAGACTTTAAAATTCTAGTTAATTGGTCAAAAGCTTCATCTAGATTAGATTGGGGAATGTTATCAAGAACTTCTTTTCCGCCAATGAGAATGGCTCCTGCTGCGTTTGCGGTAGAGACGTCAATGCCGCCAGACATACTTCCGCTTTGAGCTATACTTCTAACAGCTCTAGAAATACTTACCGGGTCGTCCCATTGAGGAACCGGAGTAGCGCCGAAAATAGTAATTCCAGAATCTAGCACACTTTTATAATCACTAGAGTCAAAAGAAGAATAAGAGCTATCTTTTGAAGCTGTCATATTAAATAGATGAAATACTCCAGCTGTACTCATATTAGCAGTCTGCCAAAAATTCGATACAGAGACATTAGAATATATCTTGCTAGTTTTTTCGTTATCTATGATGACTAGCGGAGAAACAACTCCCTGTTCAACTAAGTCACAAGCTTCTTTTAGTGTGGCATAAGCATTAGCGTTGACCCTCCTGCCCTCTGAATACTTAGGCAAGGCAAGAATAACTCCTACCTTTTTCGAATCAGAGTGGATAGTCTCCTGTAACTCCTGAGCTGTCTTCACTAAAGGAACTAAAGTCCCCGCGCCAGAACCTCCTCCTGCTCCTGCGCAAACAAAGATTCTATCTACGTCTTCTCCAAAAGACCTTCTCATAAAATCTAAAACATCGTCTCTTCTTTCGTCGAAGCACTTTGCGGCAACAGCTCTGTCCTTTCCGGCTCCACCTGCTCCAATGCAAAGTTTATTCTCAACATTGATAGTATTTAAATCTTGTTGGGCTGTGTTAACAATGCCTATCTTTCTGTAGCCGAGTTTATGGAAGCTCTCTGCTATTCTAGATCCTCCTTGTCCAGCGCCAATAAAAGCAAACTTAAAAGCTCCTTCTACTTCATCTTTAACCTCTTTCTTTTCTTCTGGTTCAGGAGGTAAGGGTATGTCGGGAACAACCAAGTCTATATCTACCCCGCCCATATACTGGTTCACATCTTGAATATTATCTTTATTTTCGCTCATGATTAAATTTTACTTTCTAGAAGCAAGCTAGCTAAATAGTCATCTACTTGATGTTCGCAAGCTAGAGCCTCTATCTCCTCTACTCTGTTATGATTTGTGTCTACTGGATTCTCAATATAATCTTTACTTTTTTCAAGCCATTTATCTATTGGTTCATTAGCCATAATCACTTTACAGATTTGATCTGATATTGATCTAATCTTATTGGTGACTCTTTTATTCTCATATTTCAGCTTTAAGCTTTCTTGAACCTGAGCCTCAAGTTTCTGAGCTGTAGCAAGGTTCTCTTTTATTTTTTCTACGCTAAATTTAGCGCTCCCCACAGTATTTTCCCCTATAGGAGAAACCTTCTTTGTGGTTTGAGGAGAAGTCTCTCCTTCTGGTCTTCCAGCTTGGTTGCCATCTTGGTTACCGCCGCCAATTAAAGGAGAATATAATCCCTCTTCTTTTAGATCCCTAAATCTCTTTTGTGAATCTATCGACTCGCTGGTCTCTGGTAGTCTGCCAGAGTCTATAGCTTGCATGCCCTCTTCAGGTGTTAATACTCCGTATTGAAGAAGTTGGGCAACAACTCTATTCCAAGTAGTCTTATCCTTCAGCTCTATTTCCTCAAAATGAGGCGTTGGAAAATTCTTAAAGCCTAAAGATTTACAAATTGTTTTTATTTCTGGAATTAAGAATTGATTTATAAAAGCGTCTCGTCCTTGCTTTAGCCTTTCTATGAAAACTTGAACTTTGATACTAGTGTTAGCAAACTTTTCTTCACCAACTAGAATATTATTAAGCCCCATTTGTATGTCTTGATTAACAACTTGATATTTCCTAGGATCTAATATACCAGCGATATCAGGAATAACAAATTTAGCTTGAGTAGTATAATCGGATACTAAAACTTTACCAACAGACTGGTTTTCAAAAAGTTTCTGCATTGTCTCTATACTTCTTTGATTAACATTAAGGCTTCCGTCTTTCATCTCAGAGCCCATAGTTATTAAAAGTATAGCTTGGTTTGTCGTTCTAGTTATAGCCATATCCATCTTCTTCATTTCAGACTTCCAGTTTATGTCTTCCAAAACAGGGTACCCCAACGGAACAGAAAAGGGTTCGTAATCTTGCTTCTTGTAGAATACAGGGGTAACTTTTTTAGGATCTAGTTTAAGAGATAGTAAACCTAGACTCTTTCCTTTTCTCATTTGTTGGATGGCGTTCTTCGTGTCTGGATCTAAGGAATCGAAAACTTCTTTATCTTCTTCTGTCCTTGGGTTCCTAAGTCTCTCTAATTCGTAGTCACTAAGAACTTTGTAGTACTGACCAGAGAAGAAAGATATATTTCCTCCCATTTCTATGTCGGCTGGATTAAGAATTATATACCTAGAAGGCAAAGTCCCTTCAGAAGAGCTGCTCAACAAGGAAGAGGCTCCGTAAGTTTGAGTTATCTTTTTAAAATCTTCGGGCTGAAGTTTAGTATCAAACCTATGTATGAATACGTTTCCAGAACGATAATATTCTCTAAAGAATCTATCTAGGAAACTTTGCATGTCAATCTTTTTAAATAAAGCGCTTAAAAAATCTCTTGACTTTTTGCTTCCTCCTGTAAAGTATAAATTAGTAGAAGAAAACTCCGTCATCAAATCAATAACATTTCTGAAAACAGCAAAATTATAATAAGCTTTTTGGCAAAGTACAACTGCATCTCTTACGTTAAGAGAGCTTTTATTCTTAACTCCTTTTGTGTACTTAAAAGGAACTAAACCATTCTCAATATTTTCAAACCTATTTGTCCTCTCTATTTGTCCTCCTACATTCCTACGTGTCCTCGAAGACTGTTCCGTAGTCGTATAAGCAGACGAGGCAAAGCTTGTCATCATTGGTTTTACTTCCTCTTTTTTATTTTCTTTCTTTGTCATTTTAAATTATCATTAAATGTTTTCCGCCAGCAGTAGTACTACCGCTAACATACAATGTTCCGTTGTCTAAGCCTCCAGTGTTAGGGTAAACTGGTAGATTCTGCATCGCTATCTTTTGCCCACTGATGCTAAATATATTTTTGCCGTATGGACCCATATTAATTACGTCATCTTCGAAAATGTCCATTAAAGGCATGCCTGCTTTATCTGTGACAGAAAAGACTGGAGCGTCAGTTCCGTATCCGCCAGCAAGCGTAAGTAACGCTCCGCTAGCATCATTAAAAGTTATAGATTCATTTTCATTAGCTATGAGTTTAACCGCCCCGTTACCAAAAGTAACTTTATCAGTCTTTATTCCTGAGTTAAAAGTTTTCTCCGCTCCAAAGACAGTAGAAGATTCTGAGGTTATGTTATATATGGAATTATTAAGATCAAGGCCAGTAGCGTTAAGGCTACTTTTTATATCTCCGCTAGAGGCAGAAACATAACCAGTCATTTCTGGGTAGCCTGCTAACTTCATCCATCCTGCGCTGGTCGTTGTATCTCCACTAGCAACAAAAAGACCGAAACTATCGTCATGCCCGGAAGAAAAAGCTAAAGCCCCTGTTATCGTATCGGAAGCCTTAAAGTCCCCCGACCCAGAATGATAAAAACTTCCAGACTTAAGGAACTCGCCGCTAACTGTAGCAAAATTACCAGAAGCTGTTTCTATTTCTGATTGTAGGTAACCGCTCGCAGAATTAGTATATGTTTCGGCATGTCCTGAAACATCTACGGACTTTTGCCAAGCTAACTCTCCAGAAACATCCAAAGTGCCACTAAGTTGAGAAGACAAGCCAGAAACCCTAGACATAATATCCCCACTATACCCAGTAAAAGAGTTCGGTCCTCCTTCTGTTAAAGAAATAAAACCTGACCTATTATCATGAGTATAGAATCCTGAAAGGTAAGAATTTGAACCAGAAAGCTTTTCGTTAAAATAGCGCCTAAAAGCTGGCGCATCTATTTGACCTGTGTTAATACTAAATGGCATAAGAGCTGTTTTCGATTTATTTACACTTAAAAGAACATAATAGGCTCAAAACTTTCCTTATTAATTGTACTTTCTGTGTTATTTATATCGTTATACAGCTTAAGCCCCCAATTTGCCAACATTAAAGCAGAATAATTATCTTTTCTAGCCTTGTTAGGGGAGGTAGACCTTTTGAGGTGTTGTGGTAGGTCGAAATTCTGAGAGCCCCTAGAGGTAGCTTTATGCTCCACTAAACTACATTGTTTCTTGGTTTGGTAGATCATATCGTCTTGATGCTCAATAAAATCAAGCATTGACCATTCTTTTCTATCTTCTATAAATATAAGTTTTTTGGGATATGGTAGTCTAATTGAGCTAGTCCTATTAAAGAAGACCTCATTGGAAGCTGTTCTCGAAGCAAACCAAATTTTCTTATAATCTATACAAGCTTGAAGATACTCATTAGCTCTACGAATAAAATTACTAGTAAAAACTTGATTAAAACAAATCTGATTATTTTCTTGATTATATTTTAATTTAGCTGTTCTTAGCGATTTTTGATACTCTAAGCCTTCTGCGTCTGAGTTTAAGGGTATGGTTTTTAAATTTACTCTAGCATCTTTAAAAAATTGAGACTCGTTACAACTATCTAAATAAGTATCAGATCCAGCATTATCAAGGCATATAAAAACAATATTAAAAGCTTGAAGTAAATAAGCTAAATATTTTACATGATTATTTAAACTGCCTAGCCCCGCGTAAGAATGAACCAAAGTTCCCTGTCCCGTGTTGTCATCAATTTCCATTACGGCAATAGCAAAGTAATCGGCCGTCGGACTATCGCTCATATTAGGGTCAATACCTAATACGTAGCGCTTACCTGTTCTGCCCACCATTAATGTACAAGGTTCTTCCTCTCCCTTTAGTGTGCATGTCTCCATTTTTTTAGCACTAAAATAGCTATCGCTTCCGTCAGTAAATTGAGCACAATATTCTCGTTGGAAGGAAAAGTGAGAAGCTCCTCCTTCTTGAGCCTCCTCAATAATTGTTCTGTCGATCATCTCTTCTGGCAAGGCTTCGTACCCCATTTGGGACACAAAGTATTTTGCGTCACTTAGGTCCTCTGGGGACTGAATTTTAGCAATCCATTCTTGGTAAGTTTTGTATAAATTCTCAAAGGTGTAGCTAGCAGAAGACAAAGCTATCATCTTGGATTTATTTTCAAACTTAGTTCTATCTTCTTCTTTAAGCGCCCCTTTCTTTATAAGATCATCCTCTACTTCTTTAACTTCCATACGACGCTTCATATCTTGAGGGGCAACCAAGAAAGGCATTAAAACATTTCTGATAATATCTTCTGGCAATAAAAGGTACTCATCTAGGACAAGTATATTAGCACGGAAACCACGTATTTTTTCACCACTTAACGGGATAGCTGTTATAGTGCCTCCATTTATTTTCCATTCGTATTGGTCGTTTCTTTTCGTCTTAGCTCCGAAAGCTTGAGCTAATAAAATAGCCTCTTTTGTTTCAACGATTTTTTCTATGTTGTTAAAAATAAACCTAGCTGTACGAAAAGTTGGGCCAGCTATAAGTATCTTTGTGTTAGGTTCAAATATACACTGAAGGAAGCAATATACAGAAGCAATAAACGACTTACCGCAACCACGGCCCCAGACACACATACTAAAGTTTCTATTAAACATACCCCTTAAAGTGATCTCCTGAAAAGGGGCTAACTTTATTCCTGTAAGGAGATATGTCGTAAAATATAAATTGTTTCTTAGGAATTCTGCTAGACTTATCTTAGCTTCTTTGTCTTCTAGGAAGCCTTCTAGTTTCGCTAATCTAGTGTTAACGTCATCGACCTCTCTGAGGTATTTTTCCGGAGAAGACCACATGTTTTATAAAAGTTTTAGGTCGTAAGCTAACTGCAAATCTAATTCTTTATAAGCATTGCCAGAGAAGAATATTTTTCTGGTAACTCTTGTAGCTTCGGTCCTACCTTTTGCAAAGAGAAATTGTATGTTATCGTATCTTTGGATTATATCCCTGACATTTCTCATAACATATTCTGGCGTAACCTGAACCTTCTTGGTTATAAACTTTAGATAATTAAACTTCATCATATTATCTAAGCTGTTTTCTACAACAACTACAACATAAGCGTTTTGCTCTTTAGCTCTATCCATTTCTCTGCAAAATCTTTCGTAACCTCCAGAGAATGTACCTATAAAATCTTTGGTCTCTTTTCTCTCGACATAGCAGTCGTTTCCTTCTTTATCTAGCCAGTAGTCAGCGAACTTAAGTCCTTCTCTTCTGGTTCCATAATTTATATTTAAAGGTTTTTGCTCTCTAGTATCAACTACTATTTCGTAACCTTCTTCAATGTTTTCTTCTATCTTGTCTTTGGGTATATTTTCAAATCTTTTAGATAACCCTAACTTATGACACATATTATAATAATTGCCAAAAAGTTTTTGATAATAGAATATTGGAGGCATCATTGAGGTCCTCATCTCCACCTGCGTAGGAGAGCTTTTTATATTCCTTCTTTCTATTCTATCTTTAATGACTTGGATGCAAAATTCTCTAGCCTTATCTTCCGGAGCAGACTCTAAATACTTTTTCATATTTGGTCTAGAATTAAAATAGTTAGAAAAATAATGAGGTTTATTTTTAAATTTAATTAAGTCTCCAGTTAGTAAATCTCTACGCGGATAGTACTCTTGGTAATATTCAGCCATACGCATTTTATGCTTGCGGAGATGCATATGTAGCTGCTTTTCTGTTTCAAACTCTTCTCCATCTATTTTGCATGTATAAGACATTCTCAAACAATCTTTTAAATCCTTAACCATTTATGGCCTCCTCTTCTGATAGGCCAAATATTCTAGCCTTCACGTCATCCATAGTTGAAAGCTTATCTACTTCATTTTGTATTACCTTCTTACGTAGTTCCGCCATTTTAATCAATTCTTTTCGGCTCTCTTCTTCTTTCCAAGTCTCAACTAAATTGAGAATACTAGCATTGTCTTGGACTTGTTTGCTTAGCCTGTCGCTTCTCTTCTGTTTTAAATCACTAAGTAGTTTATGTTGCCTGTTAACACAAGAGTTGTACTCACCTTGTGCGGTATTAATTGCCTCCACCAAGCTCATAGATATTCTTCTGCCTTCGTTGTCGCTTGCTGTTTCATCGAGTAAGCGTTGCAACCTACCTACTCTTCTTTGTATATTGGAAGCTATAACTACTTCTCCTGAAAGCACAATATATTGATCTACTTCTTCTTGAGTTAAGTCTGGCTTGTTATAAGTATATCTCACGAAAGAAGATTCGAATAATTCCCTTTCTGTTTCGTTTCGATAGTTGCTCATTTGATGTATAAAGCGAAAAGTATGGAGATAGCCCATCAATCTCTCTATGTCTTTTTTCTGCCTAGGAGTAACTTTATCTTTATCTATCCCGCTATCTAAAATAAACTTATTTATTCTACTGAGTACTCTATCGGGATGTTTAGGTGGTTTATATTCAAAGCTTTCTTCTTCTCTGTTTTGGGATTCCTCGAAGTCTTCTCCATCTAAACTCTTACAGTATTCAGTAACCATTCTTGTCTCCGCGCTTAAGCTTGTAAGCTTATCGTTTAAGAAAAGTATGCGTGACATTTCCACATACTTCATCGTATCTTTGTTATTTCTAATGAATTCTTTGTGCTCGTCTGACAGGCTAGGTTTGTCAACCTTTTGGTATTCACTAGCTGGTATCGCGCTCAGATCTATTTCTGATAAAAAAGACTTAACAGCTCTGCCTTCTTTGCTTCTGCCGTCTCTTCCAGAAAAGCCTGCAACGTCTTGAATCAGGTGCATCAACGATACGTCCACCTTTTCTCCCGCTAAAAATTTATCCTTAACTTCTATTAGAGCAGCTTTTTGTTCTTCGTTTAATTTAAAATCTTCTGTATTCATATCCAGTCTACGTCATCCTTTTCTAAGATTTTTTTAGCCTTAATTATAATAGATTTTTGAATATTTTTAATTTGCTTGTATCCGGGACACCTATTTTTTTCTGAAGTCTTAAAATTTAATTCTTTAGCTATTTCTTGCTCAGGTTTATTCTTTATATAAAAACCCTCGTAAACAACCCACTCATTATGCTTTAATATTTTTTTGAGTTTTTGGTGCATTTTTAGTATAGCATTTTCAATGTTCATAGACTCCTCGGTTCTGTTGTCTATTTCTGATTTATGGTTTTCTAGCGGGAGAGCCATCTTCACATCGTAAGCCGACTTCTTTTTCGATACCCAGCGCTCATAAAGGGGGCATCTAGTATCTTGTGTTCCGTATATAGAACAAGCCGACTCTGATTCGGCCGCTGCGCATCTAACGCAAGGTTTGCAGTAGTTTGTGTAGTTATTTCTAACTAGGTTTTTTAATTGATTGGATATTATCCTATTAAGCCAAGGTAATAAAGGTTTGGACTGGTCATATAAATGCCATTTTTTAAATATATGGATTTTTAAAATCTGAGAAATGTCTTCGAAATCCATCCAAGTTATGGAGGTTAGAGTCCATTTCCCTTTTCTTTTGTTTATCTCTTCATTTATAGTATCTATACTGCCTTCAAAATCTATTTTTTTCTTTTTTGTTTTTTTAGCCGCCATCTTCTGGTTTTTCTTGCGGTACAGGTTTCAATAAATTTGACAATGGCTGAGAGTTTTTTGCCCCGAAGACACAAGCTTCGATATCTAATTCAAGAGGCTCTATATCATCCGGGACAACAAAAGACTCCTTTTTCTCTTCTATGATTGTTTTGGCTTTATTCTCTTCTTTTTTTAAGGCTTGTTTCTTGAGCGGCTTTCCGCAAGAACAACAAAAATTCGGAGACTCCATTAAAGAAGAGACCTTCGAAAGAACCCAAGGGTTAGAGCAGCCGCATTGATCACAGTAAGTTACTTTTTTATATTTAGACATATTATTTTAAAACCAAGCAATTAGTTATTACAACTAAGTATACTTTTAGAAAGAAAATTATGGCTTCCTTCACTAATAACGATAAAGTTAAATACACAATAATAAAAAGAAGACCACATAAAATGTATGATGCTGATGGGCTATGCGACCCTCCAGAATACAAAAACCCTAAAATACACGTAGCTCAGGATTTACCCCCAAGAAGGGAAATGGCCGTGGTTTTAGAAGAAATTATGCACGCTTTCTTTTGGGATATATCAGAAAAACAAGTTAGAAAATTCTGTTCTACTGCTACCAGAATCCTTCATCAAGATGGCTGGCGGAAGGAAGATAAATTCTTTTATAAAGATAGTTAATTGATATTAATTGAAAGATCTTTAAACTTTGTAACTAAGAATCTTACAAGTTCAGATCTAACAACATCTGACTCATCAAACTTAAAAGTATTTATTCCAAAATCTCTGCTTTCTTTATCTGCGAATAAGGCTTCTGCTTTTTCGTACCCTCCTCTAGCTCCATTCTTCAAGTCTGTTTGAGCTGGGTCAGCTAAGATAAAGCATTTAGATCCCATTCCTAATCTGGTTAATACTGTTACAATCTCTTTGATGGTGCTATTTTGGCATTCATCGAATATAAGACATTTAGAATTCCAGCTCATACCTCTGCAAAAGTTAACAGGATAAGTAGAAACTCTTTCATCTTTTTGTAGTTTTTTAATAACATTAGGGCAGACAAGCTCTTCCATTTTATGTAAGAACGGAAGATTATAAAAATGAAGCTTTTGGTCTGCATCTCCGGGAAGGAATCCCATTCTGGAATCAGAGCTCTCTACCGCAGACCTTATGTATACAATTTCGGAGACTTTTCCTTCGTTGAGTAGATGAAGAGCGCAATAAACACTTAACAAAGTCTTAGAGCATCCTGCCGGACCTTTCCCAAACAGAATCTTAGACTCCTTGCTTAAGGCAATTTTGATAAACTCTCTTTGCTTATCAGTCCAGTCAAAGTTTTCTATATGAAACTTCTCCCTATGTCTTATAGGCTCTCTTTGTAGGATTTTACCCCTAGGAGTGTCTAAATCAAAAGAATTAGCCAACTGGTCAAATTTTATTTTAGGCATGATAAACTAGCTTATTTGCGTTCTCCGTCCATTGGGGCTATCTTCTTTTCGAGTCTTAAACCTTTAATGTCTTCGTTTGCTATGTCTACGCGAGTTTTAGTGTCTGCGAAGTAGAAAGTTGTGGATCTTATTCCAACTCTCACTACTCTACAGGCTCTTCCGCCCATACTATAAACATCATCAGTTTTGATTCCTCCGAAAAGAGACATGGATATAGCAGCTGCAAAGCTAGTTATAGTCTCTTTAAAAATTAAACCCGCTGCTCCCGCAACGAGTAACCAACCGTTTTCGCCGATGAAATTTTGACCGGCATTTGCGATTTGATCTTCCATACTACAATATATTACACATTTTTTCCTAAATGGAGGTGTAATTATTTATGCTCGAAAAATGGAACAAACAATTATAGACCCCGCGACTACTAAATTAATAGAGCATATAATGGGGAAGTATGGATGGTTAGTGGTTTTTGCCTTTCTCGCTATTTTAGGTAAAGACGCTATTCATAAGGCAGCAGAAGGCCTCTTAATATGCATAGGCAAAGACTTCTGTAACGATGATATTTTATATATCTCAGGAAGGCAGGCTCGCATAGTCCGTGTCGGTTTTTTAAAAACAATTTTTTACATGACAGATCGCGGGACCAAAATGATAGTTCCAAATGACAGATTAAAATTACTTGTAATTGAAAAACAACTTCCCAAAAACGGATCTTACCCATATTTATACAAAGCGGGAGAAGCGGGGTATGATAAACAACTTGAGAAGCGCGAGATAAAAGAAAATCTTCCTGAGCTTATTAAGGAGCTAAAAAAAGAACTAAAATAACATTGTGGATAATTCAGTACATTATATCATAGAAGGAGTATTAGCCGCAGGTGGCTTTATGGTTGGCTTAATAGTTAAAAGAGCTTATCACAGCATAGATGAGCTATGGAAAAAGCACGACGAGATGACGGAAAAGCTGACGGCAATGGCAATTGAGTTACCTAAAAACTACGTCACCAAAGATGACCTTATGCATGCTATCGATATTATACATGATAGATTTGATAAGTTAGACGCTAAACTAGAAAAAATATCTAGTAGAATACCTGTAAGAATTAATAAATCAAGGGGAGTAGAAGATACTCAATAAAGGTGTCTTCTTGAGTTATTAGAGTTCTCTAACTTTAAAATTCTGCAGGTTAACGTTTGCCATATTCTGAAAGTCCACGTTTCCCTCTCGTGTCATATGCTCAACTTTAGCTAATGCTCCATTTGGATCAGAAGGGTCGCTTTCGTTTAATTCTTTTTCAAAACTTTGTATATCTATGTCTTCATCCAAGGATAAACCCAAGACTGCTTCGTGAGAAGCCTCCCATGTAATTAGAACTTTCTTTGCCATATTCTCTTATTAGTTGTAGGAACTTTTAGCTTTTAGGCAAAAATATTTGTGTAATATTCATATTATGGAATCTGAAACAAAGGTAAATGATGAAACTAGCTTAGGTATAAACCTTAAATGGCTTATACAAATTATAGTGCTGGCAGGCGCTGCGGTATATGGTTATTTTGGATTAACTTCTAAAATCTCTCAATTAGAAATAGACGTAATGAGAATGAAAGATAGCGTAACTATGAATTCAGAATTTAGAGTAAAATGGCCCCTAGGGCAACTTGGAGCACTTCCTGACGACGCAGAACAAAATATGCGTTTAAGATTTATAGAAAAAGATATGGAAATAATGGAAGCTCATGTTGACTCCCTTAGAATAAAGTCCGTGCAACAAGAAGAGTTACACAACCCCCCTCATCCTTTTATGCCTCAAACCTTGCCATTACAACATAAAGAAGCAGGAGGGGTAAGGTAATAAAAACAACAGTCATTTCTTGGGAAGACGAAAGATGGAGCGCCAGCAAAGAAGATTTAAAAAATATAAATAAAATGGTTAACAAAGACAATAAACGTAAATCTAGTATATTATCTAAAGTAGACCCTCAATCAATACTGTTATACTTAATGTACGTTATTGGCTGGATTTATCACGGAACAAAATCCTCTCTTGAATGGTTGATTAATAAATTAAAACAAAAAAAATGAAAAAACTTATTTTGCTTATTTTTACATGCGTTGCTTTTTCAGGTTGTTCTTCTTGGGGTTGGGAAAGCGTAGACTCTCACCATCACCATAACGACGTTCATTATTTTTATACAGACCACCACCATTACCATAACGACGATCACCACCATAGAAACGAAAGAAGTAGCCGCTCTACTCGTAAGTTCGCTCCCCCTAAATCTCGCCCATTAAATCCAACTCCTCCCCCGTCTAGAAATATAACAAGAAGTATTCCTCCTAAAGATCCTGAACCTCTCAATAGAAAATAAGCAGCTAACTAAAATGAAATTTCATTTATACTTAAAACAGCTTAGAATGAAAACTTTCAAAGACTCGAATAAAATGTGCGTTATGCTTAGCGTATCAAAGGAAGTATGGCGCAAGATTGAACGAGGAATAAATCCTCCCCCCAAACAGTCTGTACTTAAAAAATTCTGCGTGCTAGTCCGTGCTCTAAGTTATGAACAGGCTCAACTTTTTGAACTCGCTAGAAGGTGGGAACCCCACAAGGACACTAATACAGGACGCCATATTCTCATAGATAAAGACTCTAACCCAGAATGGATAGAAGCGATGACTAAAGAGAACACTCCTGACTACGAACATAAATTTTGGGGCAAGAGGCGTTACTAGCCCTTTTTCTTCTGTCTTATAGGTTGTGTTGTCTTTGTAGCTTTGTTTGGTTTGGTTGTTTTGTCTGTTTTTTTGAATAGGTTTTTAAGTTTGCTCCACATAGTAAATTTAGTATACACTAATCTGCGGAAAAGGGCCTGTTCTTAACATATTCCCCTATAGCCTCTACAGGGCACCCCTCCATGGCTTCTTGGCATTCTTTTTCTTCTAAGTCATTTTCGGGTTGTTTGTAGACGTAAGAGTATCCCTCTTGTTCATTTCTTATAAAGTTACTAGGAGCCATTTCTCTACATGCGTCACAGTCTATGCATTCGTCGTCCACGAAGTATTTACCTTCTACATTGTCTTCATATTTATTTTCTATTTCTGCCATCTTACTAAAGTTTTATACACTTTCTACTCTAGACAAAATATCATTTAAATTATCAAAAGATATTCTATCAACCTTTAAATAAGGAGGATCTACTTTTTCTGCAGCTATCCTAAAACCTTTTACCTTATATTCAGGAAAAACAATCTCTTCTATAAAATCCCAAAGACCTGTTTTTTTACTCCATTCAAAATATAAGTCTCTATGCTCTTTTTTTGTTTCAAGTAATATTTCTGATTTTCTGCCAAAAAAGTTTGCATATAAACATAGACCTCTTATCGCTAAAGTCTCTGTCGGTGGCTCAACTATACCCTCGTAAAATATAATCCTTCCCATAACCTGTATTTACACAAATGTATGAAATCATACCTGTTTATTACAAAAATGCCTTAGAGGGCTATTTACGGCTCCTTAAAGCCTACATCTAAAGCAAGTAGTGAATAGATAATACCATAGCAACCGATATAGCAAGGCCCACCATCATTTTAAGAAAATCTTTTAACAACATGGGAAAAACTACTTTCATGTTATGTTTGTCTCCTAAGGAGTTAGTCGTAACAAAAGCTAACTCTCTCCCGGCAAGTAAACCCACAAATACCCATGTAGTACTCATTGGTATGCTATTGTAGCTTTTGAAGAACCAAAGTATTAAGCTGTAAACTAAATCAACAATAGTAGCAGACCTAACATAATTTACATTAGCTTTAGAAAGTACTATCTTTTGTATCCTACCTCCTTTTTCAAAAAACATATAACCCAAGCCGACCACGAAAACGGTACTTACTAAAATCATAGTTTCTACAGGTACTTGCCTAGGTAAGAAAACTGCTATATTAGCCATATCGTGAGAAAGCCACGTGAACCACAGCCAGCCTGTTGTCACCCATTGAGCAATCCTCCATAGTTTTTCTTTTTCTTCAGGTATGTCTTTATCAGTTTCCCAATATTTAGACACAACTAGCCATATAACATAAGCTGCTGACGCTGCGACCGCATATCCCATAGCAGACTTAACTAAAACCTTCTCTAAAATAAGAGTGCTGGCGAAAGCCGACAACACTAAGAAGGTGGTACTTACAGGAACCCCGAACCTAGTTAAAGCCACTAATATTAAAGGCGCTAGAGCATGATACCATTGAACAGTCTGGTAAGGTATCTTTTCTAGTCTTCCGTATGATATGTCGCCATCGTTTACTGTCCACCCATACCAAATAGTAAATAGAAGAACCGAACTCGCGGCGCTCCATAAATAATACCATTTAATTTTTTTAGAATTAGAAGCTATCCACGTTCCTAATGTTTGGACTGAATCATTTGCGATAACAGAATAAGAAGCTAATAGAAAACCGACAATCACATAAAGAGATTCTATGTTCATCTATTTATATTATACAGTAGACTTACGCCAAACTCAAGTAACAACTGTGTAACAAAAAAACCACCCCGAAGGGTGGCTTGCAATAATATTATTTTATTATTAACTTACTTGAAAATCTGGATAAGCTGTATGCCCATGTTCTAGAAGATCTAGACCCTTAGCCTCTAGCTCACCATTTATTCTAACTCCTAATGTCTTTTTAATACTACCAAATACTAACAAAGAAAATAAGAAAGAAAATAAACTTATTATTAATGTTCCAAATAATTGAATTAGTATTGAATGCTCTGAAGAAAATATGCCTACGGCAACGGTTCCCCATACGCCACACACTCCATGAACAGCGATAGCACCGACTGGATCGTCAATCTTAATTACTCTCTCAATAAAAGAGGAAGCGAAACATAATATAATACCGGCGATAGCCCCGATTGCACATGCACTCCAAATGCCAACTACGTCTGCTCCTGCGGTTATGCCCACTAATCCGGCTAGCACGCCATTCGTTGTCATAGTGTAATCTGGCTTCTTTGATTTAAACCAAGAAAAAAGCATCGCAGATAGAGCACCGGCTGCAGCCGAAAGGGATGTCGTAACGCATACAAGGGATACAGAGGCGGGATCTGCGCTTAATACGCTACCCCCATTGAACCCATACCAACCAAACCACAGTAGGAAAACGCCAATAGCCACTAAAGGCATACTATGGCCCGGTAGAGCGTTTATTTTACCGTCCTTATACTTATCTGCCCTAGGCCCTAAAAGCCAAGCACAAGCTAAAGCAGCAAACCCTCCGAAGGCATGCACAACACTACTACCTGCGAAATCATAAAATCCCATTTTATCTAGGAATCCTCCTCCCCATTTCCAAGCTCCAGAAATAGGATAAGCAATAGCAACTAATAAAGTAGCAAATAATAAGAAAGAAGATAATTTTACCCTCTCCGCTACTGCTCCTGACACTATTGTTGCTCCTGTTGCTGCGAACATAGCTTGAAACAGAAAATCTGTCCAATATGTATAGTCAGCATATGCTTTTGTTAGATTTGCAGTATCATCTGAAAAGCCGATAGGCCCGCCTATGCTCAGCCAGCCATTAAATAGCTCACCGGGATACATTGTATTAAAACCTATTAAAGCATAACTGATTAAACCAATACTAATAATAAAAAGATTCTTGAACAAAACATTAACTGTATTTTTCTGTCTTGTCAAGCCGACCTCTAAACTTGAGAAACCTAAATGCATAATAAATACCAACAAAGCTGATATCAAAATCCAAAGGTTGTCTATAATGAATTTTACGTCTTCCATATCTAATTACTTTAGCATTTGATATGCCATTCAAAAAAACCACGTAAATAGCAATAAAAGCCAGTATCGACATGAAGGGTTTTATACATGATGATAAAAAAACCCCTCACTGTGGTAAGCGAGGGGTTCGTAGGTTATTTATAAAAGATTACTTAATACTATCACTTAGAAGATATCTCAAAAGAGATGCCTTTAGTAAATTTTAAAGCTATATTAGTAATCCAAGCGTAAGTAGCGCCACCGATCCATCCGCCGATGCCTAACCCAACAACTTTGCCTAAATCGCCTGTTGCTGCGTCACTAACACTTTTGATTGCTCCGTCCACGTCTCCTAAGTTGCCAGCAGCCACGACAGCTAAGACAGGTAAAAGGATTCCTGAGACTACACCCGTAACTGCACCTAACAAACCTGCAAAGTTTGCAAAAGGAATTACGCCGATTCTATTGATTGTCAATTTCTTCATATTATTGCACAAACCACTATTCCTTAACTTTTAGGATAGTGTTTATTGTTTTACACACTTTCCACAAAAAAGGAACACAAAAAAACCCCCGCCGTTAGGCGAGGGTTCGGGGTTTGTAGCGTTTCCTTGGCGTCCGCCTTAGAAATCGTATTTGAGGCCCACAAGCCAAGACCAATCTCCGTCTGCCTCATAAGAAGCAAAATCGAAGTTAGTCGTATCAAAGTCGTTATCAACCCAATTTACGGTACCAAAAGGAGTCAAACCTCCAAGGAAGTCTGTCTCATAAGTAACTGTTGCGGAAGCAACAACCGAATCATAGTCGTCAAACTGATTCCAAGACACATTTGGTGCTATACCAAGACCCCAAAGATCGAAAGAAGTTTCTGCTCCAATAGCATAACCTTTTTGACCCAGCTCGAAATCATTCACAAGCTTAACATAAGGACTTAATACAGGGTTTACCAAACCAACTTTAGCTGCGATCTCTGTGCTGTCAGGAATGTTAGAAACACCACTCTGATGCCTCCAAAGTTCCGCTCCAACTCTCAAACCGAAGTTATCGAAGCCAAGTGTTTTTCCAACTCCCAAATTCCAATGAGATTCGGAATTATTTTCTTCGGGAACTGCCAATAAAGCACCGCCTGTGATATCTAGCGACAAAGCAGTACCTCCAAACAAAGCGTCTGGTGAAGTAAAGCTTCCGCCAACAAACGGAGCCTCAGAAACTCTAGGGACACCATTGATGTATAGAGTATCTACGTAACCAGCCTCAAGACTTAAAGAAGTACCTGCGGCTGAATCTTCTGCATATGTGCTATGCAGACCAACTGTGAGCAATAATGCTGCTACTAATTTCTTCATGATAAAAAAATAGGTTTTTCTCCACAAGGAGAATTGTTTTAGAATTGTACCACTAGCTTACACTTTTTTCAAGTCTTTTTTTCGCGCTAAAGCGCAAAAGTTCCCTTTTAAACACGCCTACTTATAAAAATAAATAAAAATAAATTAAAAAGTTTTAATATAAACTAATTAGCAAAGAAATACAGGCTATTTGCTTAGACTTCTGACTCTTTTTCTATAAGTACAAGTTAAAGATAAAATTTCTTTTGCTATTTTTTCTAGTTTCTCTGTTGGTATTCTAGAATTGCAATATGTGAGTTGAGAAATCAACTGATTAGTTAAAGTATGGACGTCGCCTGATTTTTTATTCATGCTGAAGGGTATTCTAAATTAATCGCGCTATCTATTATTTTTTTACGTATTTAGGCTTGAGAATACAATTTTTTTTGTACTCTTCAAGAGTTTTAATACCAAAAAGTTTACTCAAAAACTTACGTACCATGTCTGCTCCTTTTGTTTTTCACTAAAATTTATAAATTTTCCGTACATTGGTTCAAAGAATTTGGCATTATTTAATCCATCAAAGAAAATATTAATAGAATGCGCCGTTGACTTTGAATTATCATATGAAATATTACCAACCAGCACCGATTCAGTCTCTGACGTGTTCTTTTTCCCACTCGAAAACGTATTAGGATTGGCTTCGGCATGTAAGAGCTTTAAATATAATTTAAAAGAATTAGATAAATCCTCGCAATCGAAATTTTTCTTCCAACTTGAATTATTTATGTTTCTGTTAAAGGAGAATATAGATAGCCACTTTTCGTAACCCTTATATGCATCGTCTTCTACCCAATCTAGGTCTATGTAGGCGTAATCCCTGTCTGTGATTGATATATATTTTGTATTAGGGAATATTTTATTAATTATTTTTTTTAATTCTGTAACTTTTATAGTTTTTATATCATTTATCATGATTTGGAAGCTTCTTCATCTATTAAATCTTTTATTTGTCTTTCAAGATCTTTAATTTGATCTCTGTAACCCCCTGTTACATCTTTTAACTCTGTTTTTAGACTTATGACTTGTTTTACCAAGTCTACTATCTGCTCATCTTTACTCATTTTAATAAATTATTACATCTGAATCTTCGTCTTCGGGTAGGTACTCGGAACTTTTAGACTTTTTCCATTTTGAGAAACAGACAGCGGCTCTTTGTTTTTCTTCAGGGAACTCGTTTGACATTACGGAGTCGCTCATACATTTACTTACAAAATCTTTTTTTTGTTCTGGTCCTTTGGGGCTTGGTATTGGCATATTATTGTTCCTTTTTATCTTTACGACAGCGACATTCCTCGTTAGGGCAATCTTCATTATCCTCTTCACAATCTCCTTGGCAGCATTCATCAAAACATTTGGGGTTTACGCATATTGTTCTTTCTCCCCTTTTGATTATTCTCTCTATATCTTTGCGAAAAACCTCCTCAGCCAACGGGTTGTTCTCTATCATAACGTTATTTACACATTTTGTATGTAACAAACACTTTTTTTTAAATAGCCGCCGGGGATTTTTTCAAGATGCAATATTACAAACACCTAAAAGGCTCGGGGAGAATGATAAAAGGGCCACCCCGCGCTCACACGTAACTCATTCTGGAAACCTTTTTCATAAATAGGGGTATTAAAGTGTTGACAAGTACCACCGACTATGGTATGCTCTTCTTCGTTATGGGAATGATGAAAGATCAATACATCGACTACCTCAACAAGATTGAGGGGAACCTGCGCGACATGCAGAGCAACATGCAGCAGACACGGATGCTGGTGCGCGAACTGAAGCAGCACGACTTCGTTGCTGAGTCTCAGTGCGAGGAAGTGTACGAGGCTGACGACTTCGTCAGTCCGACTC